ACTGCAAACACTAAAGGTAAAGGTAGTGATGATGGTCGATTTATTGGAACTAACGTGCTCAATGAAGCATTTCTCGAACGTTTTCCTGTAACTTTTGAGCAACAATATCCCACTCCAGCAACAGAGCAAAAGATTCTTGAAGGTATTGCTCTGAATTTGGGCGTAGAAGATCGTGACTTCTGTAAGCGTCTTGTGGATTGGGGTGACATCATCCGTAAGACCTTCTATGATGGAGGTATTGATGAGATTATCAGCACTCGTCGTTTGGTTCACATCATTCGTGCCTATTCCATCTTTGGTGATAAAGCAAAGGCAATTCAAGTTTGTGTAAATCGTTTTGATGATGAAACCAAGCAGGCATTTCTTGAACTCTATGATAAAGTTGACTCGGACTTTAATATGCCTTCTGAAGAGCAGCAGAAAGAATGTCTTGACTCTCACAACTTCTCCTGATATAATAAAATATGACTAATTCTTGGTCCATGCTTTACGATGAAACTTTAAAAATGAACGAAACAATTGATGATGGTATGCGTCCTTGGGGGCACAGTGACAATGAATTTTTGATTGCCAGTCCGAATATGGATAATATTATTATGGATGATATTAATATGAATAATATTAGTAAGGATAGTATTATTATGGATAATATTATTCCAAATTCTCCTGCAAATCCTTGGAAATATAATGAAGAAGAAATTTTGAAAGAACTTCTTGAGTATATTCGAGGAACATATAGTCAACATTATTCTGCTGGTGATGATAAAATTCAAACTTTAGACTTGATTGAAGCATGTGGTGATGGGGAGGCATTTTGTCGATCTAATATCCTTAAATATGCTTCTCGGTATGATAAAAAAGGTAGTGCTCGTATGGACATTATGAAAGTTCTACATTATGCCGTACTTTTGATGCATTTTAATGATAAGAATGCAAAACGTGAAACCTATCCCCAATGAAATTAAAAGAAAATACCATGAAACTCTCTGACAACACTCTTGCTATTCTGAAAAACTTTGCTGGAATTAACAATTCTATTTTTGTTAAGCAGGGTAACAAACTTCGTACTATTTCTGTTGCAAAGAATATTCTTGCTGAAGCAGAAATCAAAGAAGAGTTTCCTCGTGACTTTGCCATTTATGATCTGAATCAGTTTTTGAACGGTCTCAGTTTGCATCACGATCCTGATCTTGATTTTCGTGAAGAATCTTATCTGAGTATCAAAGAGGGCAAACGTCGAGTAAAATATTTCTTTGCTGATCCTGCCGTGATTGTTGCTCCACCAGAAAAGGAGATTCAACTTCCAACTCAAGATGTTTGTTTTCAAATGGACAGTGTAACTCTTGAAAAATTGGTGAAAGCAGCAGCAGTTTATCAACTTCCAGATCTTTCTGCAATTGGTGAAGCAGGAGTAATTAAATTAGTTGCTCGTGATAAGAAAAATGATACTTCTAATGAGTATGCTATCGTTGTGGGTGAAACTGATCAGGAATTTATTTTTAACTTCAAAGTAGAAAATATTAAGATTATTCCGGGTGCTTATGACGTTGTTGTTTCGTCTAAACTTTTGTCTGAATTCATGAATACTCGGCATAATCTGAAGTATTATATTGCTTTAGAACCAGATTCTACCTTCGGATGAAACATATACTTTTTACCCTTAAGGGGTGTCCATATGGACTATTAGATGATGAAGCACATATCCGCAATGTATTGGCAAATGCCTCTCAGTTGTCTGAAAGTACATTGTTGGATATTTCATCTCATAAGTTTGATCCTCATGGTGTAACTGCTATTGCACTTCTTGCAGAATCTCATATTTCAATTCACACCTGGCCTGAAAATGGTATAGCAGTGTGTGATGTGTTTACTTGTGGTGATCATACGAATCCTAGATCTGGTGCTACTTACATGTATGAAGCAATGGGTGCTACTGATCATGTTTCGCAAACATTTACACGACCTTTGGAATAGGTATTTGTGTATAATGTAGAGGGAGACGAATTTAGTTGTTGGACAAGAGCACAAGATAAAGCAGTTGAATTGCTTAAATCTGGTGTAGAATATGTTAAAGTACTTCAGTGGAGTGAAAATAAAAAACGTTGGGGTCTTTTGCAGGAACTCAATTTAGAAAGAGGAATAGTTCCGGATACTCATTTTAGTACTTATACTTTAGCACCTTATTATGTGAGAAATTATTATGAACACAATTGACAATACACACTTTATCTGGTGTGAAAAATACAGACCGCAAAATATTGAAGAGTGTATTCTTCCAGACTCTACTAAAAAAACCTTTCGGGAGTTTCTAAAAAAACAGGAAATTCCTAATATGTTACTTGCTGGACCTCCTGGTATTGGTAAGACTACAGTAGCAAAAGCATTATGTAATGAACTTGGAGTGGATGTCTATGTCATTAACGGATCCGACGAAGGTAGATTCCTCGATACTGTCAGAAACAATGCGAAAAACTTTGCTTCGACCGTATCACTTACGGCAGATGCTAAACACAAAGTCATCATCATTGATGAGGCAGATAACACATCCAATGATGTACAACTCCTCCTACGGGCGTTTATTGAGGAGTTTGCTGGTAACTGCCGATTCATCTTCACCTGTAACTACAAAAACAAAATCCTTGAGCCCCTACATTCCCGATGTGCCGTCGTTGAGTTTGGAATTAAGGGAAAGGACCGTCAGACCATTGCCGCACAATTCTTCAAACGTCTCAGGCAAATCCTGGATACAGAAGGTGTTGAATATGATAACAAGGTCCTGGTAGAACTTATCAATAAGCACTTTCCTGATTGGAGGAGAGTTCTTAATGAGTGTCAACGATACTCTGTGAGTGGAAAAATTGATTCTGGTATTCTTGCTACTTTTTCTGATGTTGCCGTCAATGATCTCATTAAAAACCTTAAAGAAAAAAACTTTCCCGAAGTTCGGAAGTGGGTGGTGGCTAACATGGATAATGATACTACTGTACTTATGCGTCGTATTTACGATGCTCTTTATAATGCCCTTGAAAACAATAGCATTCCTGCTGCTGTTCTTGTGCTTGCTAAGTATCAGTATCAGGCAGCATTTGTAGCTGATCAGGAGATAAATATGATTGCCTGCCTAACCGAATTAATGGTGGAGTGCAAATACAAATGACTTACGACGCAGTTTTTGTATCCGATGTTCATTTGGGAACAAACAGATGCAACATTAAAAAGTTTTTAAATTTTCTCGATAATTTAGATACTAAAAAAATAGTATTTGTAGGTGATATTTTTGATATTTACTGTATTGAAAAATATCAAACAAAATGGGAAAGAGAACATACCAAGGCACTTCATAAAATTTTTAGTCTTGTGAAGAGTGGTGTTGAAGTCATTTATATTTTGGGTAATCATGAAGGAGAACTTCGTCGATATGCAAATTTCAAACATAAAAACTTTTTGATGTGCAATGAATATACTTACACGACTAATATAGGAACAAAATATCTTTGTATTCATGGGGATGGTTGTTCAGAATTTTCTTCTGGTTCTTGGAAACAACTTTGTTTTAATAAGGGGTATGAAATTATTACACCATTGAGTGTGTGGTTAAATAAATTTTTTAAATTTTCTCTCATATATTTTTTGAAGAATACTATCAATGGAAAAAAATATATTGCACAATATGAAAGTGATATGGTAAAGCATTGTGTAGAAGTGGGGGAACACGATGGTATTATTTGTGGACATATTCATCATGCAAATAAATTACAGTTTGATGAAATAACTTATATGTGTTGTGGTGATTTTGTTGATACTTGTTCAGCAATTGTTGAAAAGGACGGAAAATTTGAACATATATTTTATTAAGTATGAAAAATAAAACAACTCCGAAAAATGTGCAAGAAGCAAATTTTGCACTTTTTCGTGCTACAATGAATTTACCTGCTGCCGCAAAACACTGCGGCATGACTCAGAAAGAAATGAAAATGACTTTCTGGGAATTTTTGAAGTATCATCCATCTGATTATGAAAACGTTTCCTCTAAAAACCTGTCTTAGATATCCTGGCGGAAAGTCTAAAGCAACAAAAACTTTATCTCCATGGTTTCCTGAAAACTTTAAAGAATATCGTGAACCATTTATTGGTGGTGGTTCTGTAGCATTTTATGCTACTCAAGCATATCCTAATATTCCTATTTGGATCAATGATAAGTATGTTTCACTTTATAATTTTTGGATTCAACTTAGAGATCGTGGTGAAGAACTCTCTGATTGTTTGAATGATATTAAATCTAAAGCATCTAACTATCAGTCACAGGAAGATAAGGATGCGGCACATAGAGAATTGTTCGATAAAACACGGGATGAAATCAATTCTCAGGATGGACTTAATCGTGCGGTAAGTTTTTTCATTTTGAATAAGTGTAGTTTTTCTGGACTCACAGAAAATAGTACTTTTTCTGAAACTGCAGCACGTTCTAACTTTTCTTTTGTGGGTATTGAAAAACTGAAGCAATATTCAAAACTTATTGGAAAGTGGAAGATTACAAATGTTGATTACTCGGAGGTTATGAATGCTCCTGGTGAGGAAGTGTTTGTATTTCTTGATCCTCCATATGATATAAAAGACTTTCTCTATGGAAAAGATCGTGAGATGCATAAGTCATTTGACCATGACCGATTTGCAGAGGATGTTTATGACTGTCCTCACAAGTTTATGATTACTTATAATGTGAATGATAGGTTGTTAGAACTTTACAAAGACTATCATCTTCGTGAATGGAAACTTCGTTATTCTATGGCACATCGTGGTAAAAAAGGAACTGATGAAAATGTGAAGACAGAACTTCTCATCACTAATTATCCTACTGAGAGAGTGGAAAACTCTATCCTGAATCAAATTCTTTTTGACGTATAATTATGGAACTGAAAGACTGGCTCAACTCTATCAATCAAACCAAAAAGAATCTGATTGATGAAGATCCTTCACTTGAGAAAGAATATCCTCCTTATATTATTAATCGTTGTTTCTCTGGGCACATTGATACTTTGATGTTTGCTAATGAGATGAATAAGTACAATTCTCTTTCAAAGAAACTGCAATATGATTTTCTTATAAATATTGTGAGGAAAAAGAAAAGATTTTCTCCCTGGCTTCGGCAAGATAAAATCAAAGACCTTGATTATGTCAAACAATATTATGGTTATAGTAATGAGAAGGCAAAACAAGCTTTGAAAATTCTAACAGGAGAACAACTTAATTTTATTAAATCAAAATTTGATACTGGAGGATCGAAATGAGTGTTGTTAGAGAGAGTGAAGTAAAATGGTCACCAGATCAAATGGTGGAAATAATTCTTAATGAACCAGATGACTTTCTCAAGGTACGTGAGACTTTGACACGTATTGGTGTTGCATCTAGGAAAGAAAAGAAAATATATCAGTCCTGTCATATTTTGCATAAACAGGGTAGATACTTCCTTGTACATTTTAAAGAACTTTTTGCACTTGATGGTAAACATGCAAATTTGACTTTGAATGATGTTCAAAGACGTAATCGTATTGCACAACTGCTTACTGATTGGGGACTTATTAGTATTGTGGATGTAGAAAAAATTCAAGAAGTTGCTCCCTTGAATCAAATTAAAGTACTTCCATATAAAGAAAAGCAAGATTGGATTCTTGAAGCAAAATATAATATTGGTTCTAAGAAGAAAAGGACAGAGGAAACCGAATGAAACTGGGGGCTTGACGCCCCCTTTTTTATGCTCTATAATATCAAAGTCAAGCAAAGATACGTCTCAGGACGATAAATCTAGTTTGATCTATCCTCTATATCAAATTGATATGTCTATTTCCGAATTCCTAGACACTGAAGTGTCTAACGCAGATTTTCTGTCCGCTGATTGGCGTTTAGAACACTGCAATCCAGAAAATTGGGAGAAACCATCTACTCATAACATTCCTGGAGTAGAACTGGTTGGAGACCCACATATGAAACTTTGGTCTGAAACCAAATCTTGGAACAATCCTGGTCGCAAGAATTTTAAGCAATCTTCAATTATTCACTTTTCTGATAAGATTGAGACTGAGGGGATTATTCCTAGTCGCGTAGTTTATTATGATGTAGATACTGACGAAACCAACAATGGTAGTCACCGTCGTGAAGCATCTCAGATTCGTAATATTCCTGGTTGGATGCATCAGGGTATTCGCTTTGAAAACGAATTGGCAAAGATTCGTTTTGCAAATGCCTCTAATCATGTTGAAGGTCTGTTCAATAGTGAACCGACTAAGGATGATGTCAAAGAGGGAGTGCGTGCTGCTCTGAAACAGATAGGTGAGTATGATAAGAAAACCATCCGTGATGAAGTTCGTATTCAAGGTCCTGGACTGACGGATAAGCAAAAGGACGATGTTGTAAACACCTTGTATTCTGATTGCATGTTTGATGAAAACATGAAGTCATCTTCACGATATCGTGATCTTAATAATAATAATGTCGAATCTCTTCTGAAACTTATTCGGAAGGATCACTCTGAAAAAGAACCTTGGGTGAAAGATTACTGGGACAATGATGATGAGGTGACTATTATCATCAATGTTGCTAATATTGAATCTCGTATCGGATCTCTTTTGTCTTCTTCTGCTCAGGCAGTTTCTTCAGACAAACCACTTCATGTTCTTTTTGTTGTTCCGATTCCTAGTGGAAAGGAGACTCTTGCATCTAAACGAGAAAAGTTTTTCTCCACGCATATGTCGTGGGTAGAAGAACGTCTTCTTAATATTCAAGGAAAGGCAATTACTGAAAAGAATCGTAGAGATTTTCCTTGGAATCATCCTGATTGTCAGCATCGCACTGTTGCTCAGGATACTGAAAACGAATCAACCATTCCTTTAATCAAAGTCAAGAATCGTAACTTCAACTGAGTAAAACCGAACATATCAGTGGGGTATACAACACCCCACTTTTTTATGCTTCTTATATAATTAGTAGTGGATGCTGAAAGGGTCCACACAATCAAATCTCGCTTTTTAAGGAGAAGTAAAAATGTCTAATCTACCTGCTTCGCAAAATATTGCGAAATATCGTGCTGCAAATCTTCCCGATCTATTCGATAGAATCACTCGTAATAGCATTGGAATGGATGATTACTTTGATCGTTTATTTCACCTTCATGAAACTACATCAAATTATCCTCCGTACAATCTTATTAATATAAGTAATGTGGAATCTCGTTTAGAACTTGCTTTAGCAGGATTTAAAAAGAAGGAAGTCTATGTATACACACAAGATGGTAAACTCTTTGTCGAGGGTCAGAAAGAAGATAAAGAAACGGAGACCAACTATCTGCACAAAGGTTTGGCTCAACGGTCATTTACACGAGCGTGGACACTCTCTGACGACACGGAAGTTAGATCAGTTGATTTTGAGGATGGGCTTTTGACTATTACTCTTGGAAAGATTATTCCTGATCATCATAAACGTAAAGATTATCTATAAATATAATTTGTATCGTCGCCGCGAGGAGCACCTGGCAAAATCCAGGTTGACTCCTCCTTTTTTTATTGTTATAATGAACCTATGTATTGAGTTTAGGAGTTTTGTTAGTGGAGAAAATAGTCAAAATTATTGTACTTTCAAGTGGTAAAACTTTAATTAGTGAAGTTGTTGAGTTTGATCCAGATGAATTAGGTTCTCCCGATTGGAAATTAATCAGTCCTCATGAAATCTTGGAGGGACATAATCTTAAACCTTGGTTAAAGGACGATACAGATCAAACAGAATTCTTGATTGTTTCTGATAATGTTTTTACTGTTATTGAACCTAAAAAATCTTTAGTCGAAAAATATCTGGAAAAGACTAACTGATGCGATTTTATACAAATGTCCAAATGGTTGGAGATCATTTTTTGGTCCGTGGATATGAAAATGGTAGACATTTTGCTGTCCGAGAAAAGTTTTATCCAACTCTTTTTGTTCCTTCTAGCAAAAAAACTAAATATAAAACTCTTGAGGGTGAATGTGTCGAGTCTGTAGAACCAGGATCTGTTCGTGATTGTAGAGACTTCATCAAAAAGTATGAGGGTGTAGAAAACTTCAAGATCTATGGAAATGATCGATATATCTATCAATACATTTCCGAAATGTATCCCGAAGACGAAATTAAATTTGATACTAGTAAAATTAAGATCGCAACACTTGATATTGAGGTTGCATCGGAGAATGGATTTCCTGATGTAAAATCTGCAGCAGAAGAAGTTCTTCTCATTACAATTCAAGATTATGCTACTAAGCAAATTCGAACTTGGGGTCTTGGATCATTCGACAATAAGCAACAAAATGTTATTTACAGGGGTTTTAACACTGAACATGATCTTCTGAATGATTTTATTAATTGGTGGATGATTGAGGAAAACACTCCGGAGGTTATTACCGGGTGGAATAGTGAACTATATGACATTCCATATCTTGTTCGTCGTATTGATCGTATTCTTGGCGAGAAGTTGATGAAAAGAATGTCTCCGTGGGGACTTGTTACTGAACGAGAAACCATTGTAATGGGACGTGAACAAATTTCATATGATGTTGGAGGTATCACTCAACTCGATTATTTGACACTATATAAAAAGTTTACATATAAGGCACAAGAGTCCTATCGATTGGATTACATTGCAAGTGTAGAACTTGGGCAGAAAAAACTTGACCACTCTGAGTTTGATACATTTAAAGATTTTTATACTAAGGGATGGCAAAAGTTCGTAGAATATAACATCATTGACGTAGAACTTGTTGACCGAATGGAAGACAAGATGAAATTAATTGAACTTGCAATTACTATGGCATATGATGCCAAAGTAAACTACAATGATGTATTCTTTCAGGTTCGCATGTGGGATGCAATTATTTACAATTATCTTAAAAAAAGAAATATTGTCATCCCACCTAAAGAACGTTCGGAAAAAGATGCCAAGTATGCAGGTGCTTATGTCAAAGAACCGATTCCGGGAAAGTATGATTGGGTTGTGTCTTTTGACCTCAATTCTCTCTATCCTCATCTCATTATGCAGTACAATATCTCACCAGAGACCTTACTTGAGGAACGACACCCATCGACTACCGTTGATAAGATACTTAATGAGGAACTGACCTTTGAGATGTATAAGGACAATGCGGTATGTGCCAATGGTGCTATGTATCGAAAAGATGTTCGTGGATTTTTGCCTGAATTGATGGAAAGGATTTATAAAGATCGTACCATCTATAAAAAAAAGATGTTGAAAGCAAAGCAAGATTATGAAAAAACTCCAACGAAGGCACTGGAAAAGGAAATTGCACGTTGCAACAACATCCAGATGGCACGAAAGATCCAACTCAACTCTGCATATGGTGCCATTGGTAATCAGTATTTTAGGTATTATAAACTTGCAAATGCTGAGGCAATTACTCTCTCGGGTCAAGTTTCGATCCGTTGGATTGAGAATAAGATGAACGGATTTCTAAATAAGATTTTGCAAACAGAAGAAGTCGATTATGTTATCGCATCTGACACTGACTCAATCTATCTTAATATGGGACCTCTTGTTTCTAAATTTCTTAGTAATAAGTCT